ATGTCACGGGAAAAGCTCCCAGAGCACACAGAACGGGCGATGACGGCATGCAGGAATGCAAAGCCGGGGTCGAAACAGTACGAGCTGCTGGACAGCAAAATCCCAGGCCTGGAACTTCGGGTAAATGCCAGGGGCAAGGAATGGTCGCTGCGCTATAGACTCAAGGTCGGAGAAAAATGGCTCAATAAGCGCCTGCCTCTTGGAGATTTTCCTGCAGTGACTGTTGCTAATGCTCGGGCGGCGGCACAACAGGCAAAAACCGACATTTCAAGGGGCTCTGACCCCATGGGGGCCCGGCAAAAGGAAGCAGAACTGCGGGCTGAGGAGATCAAAGCAAAAGCGCTTGAGGAAGCATCCAAAGTCCCGGTCGTCGAAGCTTTTGAACGCTGGATGAGGTCAGACAAACCCACAGGGCGTGCTGATGGTGGTGCTGAGCTCCGCAGGCTTTTTCAACGCGACGTCCTGCCCAGCCTTGGTAAAAAGACAATGTCAGAGGTGACTCGTGCCGACATTCTCGAAATCATCGACGAGATCTTGGCTCGCGGAGCTAATCGCATGGCGCAGTCAGCATTCGCCGACATCCGTCAGTTTTTCGAGTTTGCGACTGAGCGAGAGATCATTTCGGCAAACCCTTGCGCCCAAATCAAAAAAAGCTCAATCGGTAAAAAACCGCAACCCAGAGAACGGTATCTAGACCCATGGGAAATTCGTGAGCTTGACCAGGCGCTTCGAAACTGCAGCCTAAATCGAGTGACACAGATCATCTACATGCTGCAGATCGGGCTCACATGCAGGATCAACGAGCTTTGCCAAGCTGCGTGGTCGGAAATCGACTGGATTAGGCGGGAGTGGACTATTCCCGCAGCTAAGAACAAATCCCGTCGAGAAATCACGGTCGCCCTTTCCCGTTACTCACTCAGCCTGCTGCGCGAACTGCAGGGGCTAACAGGACACACTCCATGGCTGTATCCAGGCCTTGACGAATATAAACCTGTTAACCGAAAGCAAGCTACAAACCACGCACGCGATCGACAAAGACCTGTCGGCGAGGAGCCTATCCAAGGGCGCACAGTGCAAACTCGCAGCCTTGTAGTCGGAAGCGAACCTTGGAAAACCCATGACCTTAGACGATCCGGCACGACACTAATGCAGCGAATGGGCATCCAGACCGAAGTCTCAGATCGCTGCCTTAATCACACCGAAGGTAACAAAACCAAAGGCGTATATCACCGCCATGAGTACGATACTGAAATGAAACGAGCTTGGTTTCTCTTAAGCGAAGCCTTGTCAGTGATTACCGGGGAAAGCGGAGAAAAATTCCTTAAAGAATTGTCAGCCGACGATCACCTAGAGATCGAAGACCAGGTCGGCTTTCTGGGCCTCGTCAAAAAATTCTACGTCAAGCCAATCGACTGAAATACCTCACCAAACAGGGCTGCCGCCACATCTCGCAGCCCTGCTCACTTAACATGCAAGCGATCCTCTCCTGCTATTAAAATTATCTAAAATACGGGCCAGTGCCGGACAACATAAAAATGTCAAGCTTTTTCTGGTTTTTTTGTTGACAATCTCCCTGCCAGTCCTTAAATTTTAGTCATAAGGCAACTACACAGGAGTCAGCAAATGTCTGCAGTACAAGATAAATTTATTAGATTTGGCTCACTTGCAGAAATGGTGGGACTGTCGAGGACGACAATTTACAGATTGGAGCAACAAGGACAATTTCCTAGGCGGGTAAAACTTGGGAGCAATAGTGTTGCATGGCGCATGAGCGAGGTGCTTAATTGGATGGCTGTCAAGTAATTCAGACCTGATCCATAAGACTGTAGAAGACTGATTCTGGCAACTAATTTCGGCTAGCATCAGTCAAATCCGCTTTGCTTTTCTCACCATTTCCGAATCACTATCTAGTACTGCGATTTCACTTCCCTCCTTTGCACTGCCCCCTCCTTCTCCGCACCCGACGCTTGCGACATACATGATATTCGCACTAACCGACAGTGACGTGAGCTGATGCTCGCATTGACACACTGCGAAGCTCGAAGTAAATCGTGACATCTTAGGCACTGTTGATGCCAATCAAGGCACTTACAGCGTCACAAAAGCCAATTAAACTGCCATTCCTGGCATTTATTTTAAAAAAACCTTTCACCACCAGAATCTCCATGGGCATAATAAAACTAAGAGCTACTGCCTAGCCAGTTGTGTCTGTGTCAGACATATATGGGCTACTCACATCCCTGCGGGTGTTGCGTACTGCGTGTTGCTCCGCCAACAACAAAAATAAGAAAGGTGGGACAAGATGGAAAAGAAGGAAAGCAGGATCACAATTCGGCTTAGCCAGACGGAGATAAGCCTACTTAAAGCAAAGATGGAAGATGCTGGATACACCTCGGTTGGCGCTTTTATTCGTGACTCCGTGGCTACAGGCAGGGTCAAGCCTAAAATCAGCTCCAACATTGTCGTTATTGCCAAAGAGCTCGCCACACTCGCCGGAATGATAAAAGGAGACAGGCCAAAGTCAGATCTCCTGGACAAAGTGCGCGCTATCGCTTCCGCAAACGCCGGAGGTGTCGTGTGATTGCCAAAATCTTCCCTAAATCGTCCGGATCCTTTAAAAAACGCATCCGCTACATTTTTGGCTGCACGAAACACGACCACGCCATTAGCGAAATCCGGACGATATCCCTTAACTGCCTGGCAGCGGATCCCTTACCCAGCCTGCAGGGCGGCAGCGAAAAAGGTGTCTTGGCAATGGTGGCTGAGTTCGACCAGGTTGAGGCCATGCGCCGCATGTCCGTTGATTCCGATCGCCAAATAAAGCCTGTCTTCCACGCCATGCTCTCCCTGCGCCCCGGTGAGCACCTTAACGACGAGCAATGGGCTCAGGCAGTCCAAACCTACATGTCCGACCTGGGATTCGACGAGGATAACAAGTATGTGGCAGTTATGCACCGAGACACAGACCATGAACACCTGCACATCGTCGCCAATCGCATCCACCTGGACGAGGATTTTCGGCTGGTAAGCGATAGCAACGAGCGCTCAATTTCCCTGGATTCTGCGTCAGATTTGGAGGACATGTTCGGCTTAAGTAAGGCTCCTCGCCCGACTGAGACCTGGGGCACCACATTCAGCCACGCCGAGGTCAAAGCAGCAACCCACGAAAATGACATCCCACATAAAGCCCGAATGATCGCCAAGATCGCAGGCGCCATAGAACAAACCCAAGCCGAAGGCGGAGACATGTTTACTCTCGTGCGCCACCTCCGTCGCCAGCAGGTTTACATTCATTTAACGAAGGACGAGGCTGGCCAGCCAAAAGGTATCGCCTACGAATTCAACGGCAAGGTCATTTCGGGCCGAAAACTCAAACGCTCCAGGCTTACATTCCACAAACTAATCACACAGGAAGGTATCAACTATGATCCAGAAACCATTCACGAACTTGAGGTTGAAATTGCAAGAAGAGATCAAGACGATCAAAACGGAGTTGAAAAACGCTTCGTCTACGTCAGATTTTTCTCAAAAACCAGACGATTCGACGTCAAATTCGAGCCAAAATCAAAGTCTGAGAGGGAAATAGACGCCTTAGTTGAAGCCATCCAGCGCTTCCTGTCCGCCCTGTTCGGCATTCATTTTGAGTCCAAAAAGGAAAAAGAGCGCAGGGAAGCGAAGTACATCGAATGTATCCCGACTCTTCAGTTAAGCAGGGCAATGTTTGGAATGGGCGAGCGCAGACACCAGGAAAGTGATCTAACGATGTGACACTTAGCTAAGTGGAATCATCGTTGAATCCGGTGATAGCATTTTGCGTGGCCGCGTAGTGTCTTGTCTGGTAAGGCAAGACATCTTTCATTAAAGCGCTTACATCCTCGGACAGACCCCATTCAAAAGCCAGCCTGTCCAGCATAAAAGTCTTAACTCGCTCTTCTGCTAATGAGTCGCCAGAACGGCTTTTCAATACGATGTTTTTCAAGATTATTTCCTTGGCGACCTGTTTCCTTTCCGCCGAAACACAAGGATATCGGCGCAATGTATCTAAGATATATAAAGCTTTCTTTTTTGAAGCATCGTCAATGCTTGGATTTCTGGCTATCTCAGAAAAGCCTTGAAGCAAAGCGATATCGCCGTACCATACCACAACAGCGGTCTCGATAAGTTTTTGGCTATCCTGATCTCGAAATGGATCTGACACCAGCTCCAGGAGATTATCGTTAAAATCTGCCTGGCTAACTTTCATCGCTGCAACCCCAAGAGTGCAAAAAAAGAAGTAAATGCCTCAGGAGCTTCCCTGTAGTTCATTCGTCGCCCAGGCCCAACCAGCAAATAAACAGTATTGCGCGTAACGAATATCGATTTATCGAAAAATAACAGCATTTGGCTTGTCCTGACGGTGCTGCCAAGAGTGTTTTTAGCATCTTTCAATACGTCGAGCGAACAAATAACAAACGGTTTAAGGTCGTCGTATTTTGGCGATGCTTCCGCAGGAGGGGTATCGACATACACCAAGAACCAGTGCTGAACGATTGCTGCTGGCTTGCCATAGATTTCCATGCTGTTGTCGAAAATATGCTGCGCGTCCGCCAGCGACATGCCACTGCCGTCAATGAAAACGCTTTTTTCGCGCCACCTGGTACGGATGGACTCCTTTTCCATTTCCAAATCTGGGTTGGGTTCGGGCTCAAAATCGCGCATACGGCAACCTCCTAGTAGAGCTAATTTATACTAGCAGATACTTACAGGCATGACTATGCGACCACCGACCGGGTAATGCTGATCTCGACCGGGGCGCTGCTTACGTACCCAGGCTGCGTTGCCCTGACCACAAACGTAATCTCGGCGAACAAAAGCCCTCCGTTTGCATCCCGCTCCCCAGCGAATTCCCAGCTCTCTCCCTCGACATAATTTTGTTGCCAAACCTGCTCGCCGCCGTGCAAGACGGTGATTTCGTGCGTTGCCGGTGAAGCCTGGGAAATGTCGTCGCCGTAGAACACCACTTCCTGGCCAACCCCGTTACGCGATCGCCAGGTCAGGATTGCTGGGCCATTGATTTCACCCCCTTCCGATCCATTGACGCGGAGATACCCTGGCGGGAATGGCTGGTCATTTATGCCTTGCACCGCGTAGGTTTGCTCGATTGCTTCATCAACCGTTTGCCTGCGCGTCTGGGTTTGCACAAGCGCCTTAATGTAGACCGTCGAGCCTGCGGCGAACTGTCCGTTGGTAACGCCATGACCCTCGCTCACCGCCCAGATTTTTTGGCCGGGTTGGTGCGCTTGCGGGGTGGTGCCGAACAGGCCACGGCGGATATTTTTAAGCTGGCATGTAGTGTTTGTAAGCTGGATTGTCGACTCGTAGCTCAGCCATTCGCCGTCGATCCACATTATCCCAAGTGCCTGGCGGTTTTCGCCGACGCTGTAGGTGTCTAGCTCGTCGACATTCCCGCGAATAATTGGGCCATCTGCCATCGCCCAGGCACCTGCGGGCATGGCATCAACCAGCTCAAAAACCGGAGTAAATGCAGCGTCGCCGTGGTCTGCCCAGCTCTCCCCATCCTGCCGAGTGAGCAGTTTGTATTGTTGCCCGGCGCTTGGCTGCTCTGCCAAGACCAGCAGCGACCTGGTTAGGCCTGCTTCGCTAGCAAAAACTGCAGGGGCTTCGAGGATTTCCAGGCTTGGCGGGTTGGAGGGTTCGAACGTAGGCTTTACCCAGACTTTGTCCGAGCCATCGCTGTAAACAGTGTTCGTAACGCCAAAAACGTCCTGGGTCAGGCTCAGTTTTATCGTGCTGTCTTCCAGCGACCCTAGGTCTACCCCCATGACCCGCATGACCATGTTCTCGATCTTAAGCGGGGGCCAGGATAGCAGGACGACATCGCACATTTCTGCGTCGAACATTGATCGATTGCACTCCACAACGCATGTTGCCAATGGCACTGAAAGCGGGCGCATTTCGCGCTGGGCAATCTTCGCGGCCAAGGCTGCAGTGGATACACTTGGGGTGTCGTAGCTCACACCATCGCTGTCGCCCTTGTGTACTCTTAGGCCAAGGTTCTGAGCTGTGGCCGTGCGCTCGGAGAAGCCATCGGCGATCGACAGGTACTTAATTTTCACCTCGTTTGCAGCGGTGTCCAAGGAGCCACGGTTAAAACTTGAAAGGGATTTTATGTTTGAGGCATCGACAACAGGCAGGGTCGAAATGTCGTAATCCTCTCGAACGATTCTGAGTTTTAGCCTGCCCGTGGCCGCGTCAGTGACAAGATTGCCGTTTATGATTTTTAGCAGGTCATCGACGATCGAGGATGCAGTTTTCGACGAGTCAACGACGCCGGAGACCCCGTACCCTTCGTCAAAAAGCGCCTGAGCAACAGACTCAAAGGTTGTGACGTCGACAAGGGACTTTGAAATTGAAGCGCCGAATCGCTGGTCGGTCAGGAATTCATAGATCACGTACGCTGGGTTTGCGTCATCACCGACGATTTCCAGGCCACTGTTCCCTGCCGGAGATTTGGGAAACCTGGAGCAAACGAAACTGATTTTTGCTGGGGTTTCCGAATTGCCAATGTAAAAGCCTTCGAGCACGGCATGACACAGGGAACGCAGCGGCGAAACGATATCAACCCCTACGACGCGCTGAAGGTAAGTGTTCGCGGCCTGGGCCAGGTCGCCGTTATAAAAACTTACCTTTCCAGAAACCCCGCCATTCTTTTCTTCGCCGCCAAAAAGCTCAGGTTTATTGATTTCAAACGACCCGTTTTTGATCTCGCCTTCCCAGGCGACATCTTCGTCAAACCAGATTTGCTTTAAAGTAACATCCGGGCCATGACAAATTCCTAGCTGCACGCCCATGTAGTATTTATAGCCAACAGTTACTTTTTTCGAGCTGAACCCAGTCTTCACCTTTTGCTTAATTGCCTTTGTGCTTAGGTCTCCGTACCAGAGGACGTTCGAACCGCCCAACTTCCTGGTTCCATACAAAACCTGGACTGGTCTTTCAGCGGCGGTCGGGAAACTAAAATCCTCAATACCTGCAGCTTTGGCATTGTCTGGAGTTTTCGCCATTCGCATGGCAACGACCATCATAATCATCATGATAATGAAATAAGCAGCAAGCACCATTTTATTATTCTTCTTATTTTTATGCGAAAGGGTTTTCGTCTGGAATTGTCAGGCAGCCGTAGAAGTTGTCGAAGTTACCAAAAGAATGGCATGCCTGCGCTGAACGGTTGCAGCCTTTCGCCAGTTTTACCTGGTCTCCAGGGGCAAGGGAGTCTATACCGGAAATGAGTTGAACAAACCCAGCTGCCAAATCTATGTCGGTGATCATTCTAAAATCAGTTTCGTCAAACGACAGCAAACCCGCCAGGTAGTAATCTGCGCCATGATTAAACCCTGACAGATACACCACCCTACCACCATCTTCAACTTTTATAACCATCTGTACTTCCTGATAGTTAGTAATATCAAGGCCACACAGTTCGTCATAAAGATGGTGATTACACTGGGCCTGATAACCAAATCTAAGAACCTGGCGGCGAAGCAAGGCGCTAGCAGGATTGCACTGAACTGTTGCGACCGAGTTATTCCAAGTAACAGAACTAACTTCACCGGCAAATACGTTGATAAAAAGCTTGGGATTGTCTCGCTGGGAGCGAAACACCTTAACTGTTACATGTTTTGCCGGCAAGTGCGACCGAAACAACAGGGGGATGGCGGAATCACCTGGCATGTTGATCTCAAGCTTGTTTTTGTAGTCCTCCGACGTTCGCTGGACTTTTGATCGTTTTAGCGCCAGGGGCTGATAGACTATGCCGTCCGTATGCAAATGCTGCTTAGTGCCAGATGTATAAGCGTAGTAAGTCGAACCAAACTCAAAAAAGTAGAGCTCGACAGGCTTATTAAGTGACAGGGATCTCTCGATCGATTTCAGGGTCAGCATTAAGTAACTGCCTTATTATTTTTGTTATTGTGCTGTCGACTGTGGTGTCGAAGACGTAATTAAATTCGTCGGACTCAAAACGCCCAAGGAATAGTGGGGCAATATATTCCACGTCGGATACCGCAACCCCGGATACTGGTTCGCCCAGATCAATTACCTCGGTGCCACTTAATCCATTACTCGCACCAACAACATTTCGGTACAGCCTACTACCATTATACAATTTAATTACTATGGCTGGCGCAAACGCCTTTGAGCGCAAGAAGTTTTTGTAGTTGGCTTTTTTGACAACGACTTGAAGTGTGGCCGACTCGACATCTTTATTTAACTCCAGGCCTATAAGCGGACTTTCTACATAAAACTCCCCCTGCCCCCCTCGCTCCAGCTCGGCGAAATCTTCAAATCGCATGCGATCAAACTCGCTGAAAAATCTCCAGCCAAACTGAAAAAACTTGACCGCACCTTGCTGGCGATCGTAGATATAACGTTGCCCAATGTTCGGATCGAACGTCTCCCTTAGTTTTAAATAGCGAATGGAAACGTCCTGGGATCGATCCGGGCGCATGTCTAAAACTCGACGACCGTTGAACATCGTAAAGTCATCGCAGGCAATGGGCTTAATATACTCAACTTCGTCAAAGTCAAATGTCGCGGTTGTTGTCTCTACACTCATTCCATGCACAGCCGAACTGGTGTCCTCGCCGATCAATGCCTGCTCTACAGGCACTAGTCGTGCTGCGGACGAAAAGTTTTTCTTAGCCAAAGTTTTAAAATAAACCAATGGGCCAGACACCCCTGCAACATCCAAGGTTTCCCATATATCACCCTCCACGATCATTACCTTGCTTGCAGAGCGAATGTAGTTATTTATTGACTCAACAGCTGTGGAGGCCTGACCAGCTAGTAATGGGGCCGAAAGGGTCACTTGAAATGGCCATAGAGGAACCAGGTATTTTCCTGAAAAATTACCCACCAGGTTTCCAAACAGGTACTGTTCGGCATCCATCAATCCATACTGATAAGTTGCAGACATCCTTGGCCTGTCCCGGAGTGAGATTCGCTGTTCCGATCCGTCGTAAGATTCAATCACCTCGGTAAGATAGGAATGTTTTAATTCCGGCTGCACTGACCAGTCGATACCAAAATGCAGAACAATTGCCCTGGTGGCTGTAAGTGCAAAGTCATAAGAACCCGCCACGCCAAAATCGAACGATGCCCGGTAATCAACATCTTGAGATCTTTGGCTAAGAAAAACTTCGTACGACGAGGCCTCGAATGACAATAATGAACCCGACTTTTGACCAATCAAGTCCACGCCTTCAACACCGAATTCGCTCACGCCTGACAACGCGATTGAGGCGCGATACGAGTGCCATACAGTAAAATCAAAGGTCTCGTCCGAAGAAATCTGCCCGGCATTGATAACTGCTGGAGTAACGAAAACGTTGTCAAAAAACACGTCTCCCCAGGTCACAGAATCATGCCCTGACCAGCTCAAACCCAGGTTCGAATATCCGTTGTAGGCATATGTACCACCTAGGCGCTTGTGAGCAAAAACGAGCGCAGGCTGCAGATTCAACTCGTACCCGCAGTAGCTACCCTGGCCACCGATGAACTGAAATCCTGGCGCGATTTTAGACATCAACTTCCACCGCGAAGCCGAGGTTGTACAGCGGCTGGATCGGGACTGCAGGCACCTGTTTTCCGAAAAATGGGAAGATTTTGAATGTTCTGCCGCCAACAACGTACGACTGTTCAGGCTTCATCAAGTCGCAGTTAATAAAGTAAAGATTATTGAACTCGGCAAATGGGCAATAGGCACCTTCGTTTTTAACAAATGTGTAAATTGAAATCAACGCCGACAGCCCGTTAAGTCGATTGGAACTACGCGCAGAACTACCAATATCGCCTATCGTTGTGGGGCTACCTGGCGCAAAATTTGGAACACGAATTGCGCTATTGGAGTTGAAACTACTGCAAATTCCTTGGCCAGGATCATTGGGATAAGCAAACCCTATAACCCACCCGCTAAAGTCCGACTTTTCGACTTTGCATGCCGTGGTAGTAGTACTTGTGTCAAATGGGATGTTCCAGCCATTTTCAAAAGTGCCACTAGCACCAGTCAAAAATTGTCCACCAGTGTTCGCAGCAAGGGTATCCATAGCCCCGAAAACAATATGACTGTAACGTTCAGTTTCGTACTCAACAATCAGCAAAATTTTCGCCGAGTCAGTAAACAAGTGATACACGCCCGAAGCCCCAGTCTGCGCATACATCCGGACAAATGGAGTTCCAGGCTGCTCATACCATCTTGCGGAAGCACTAAAGCCATCACTTGCACGCACATCGATTCCACTCTTACCAAATCCAGTCGCTATGTAGTCAAACGTTGGATTGTAGTCGTCAAAATTTCTTAGACTAAAATACATTCCGTTTTTTTTGATATGTAGGCGCTTGCCAAAGCTTGTATCAGTCGGATCAACATAGTCGTACAGATCAACAACCCACCCTTCGGCGACTAACTTATCCTTTAGCGACTGCAGAAGACTCTCGGACGACGAGTAGGAACCAGTTTGATATTTCATCAGTTAAGCCTAAATGCGTAGTATTGCGCGCCGCGAAAAACGTTTGGCACAAGTAAGTATTGAACGGAATCGATGGTAATAACTGATTCGGCTGATGCGCCTACATTGCAGCAGGCAAAAATACCGTCCAAATAGCCCAGCCACATCCCGTCGTCAGTCGCTAAACCAATAGATGGAGTCGACGAAACGATCATAGCGTTGTAAATAATGTGCTCGCCATCCAGGGTCTTTCCCAGGTTTGCCAGGCCGCCGTCGAAGGGCCATATGTAAGCCAATTCGTAGATGTAGGACGGTCGAAAATCTAGCGAATCACCTGCATCGGCGCGGGACACTTGTTGCCACCCACCGCCAGGCAAACACACCCGCCCAGGCCGACTTTGTCCACCGTAAAACGGATACGCCGATACAGCTGGCGATGTCGAAGACCATGTATCTGCATCCCCCGAGCCCCCTAAGTAGCAAGGGAATGGATACTGGTCAGTTGGCGCGAAAGGTAGCAACAGGCCCGCGTAGAACGAATGGTAAGTGTTGGAAATCCGGCACACCCCAGCCAGGCGCCTTTCTGAAATCGACAACCAAACGAAGAAAGGCTGGTTGTGTAGCGGCACCCGTGGCAGCTGCAGTCCACCCGCAGGCGTAGGCAAAGCCCCAATCTGATCGGCGATAGCCCGCCCAGCGTCGTACAACCGAAACGCCTGGAACTCGATATTCACGCCGCTGATAAGCAGTGCCAGGTAGCCCACAGCAGGAATCTTTAGCACCTTTTCGGTGGCGTTATCCCGCACAAGCGTCCACCCCTCCCCCACAGCGTGCGAAAGGAGTTTGCTAACAAAATCGTTTTGGTCTGTAGCTGTAAAAGTGTAGAGAGCCATGTTCTTCTTTTATTGTCGTGTTTAATTTATTATAGCATTTACATTGCCTTGATCTCGGCACGATTTGCACGGATATGATTCATTATTACCCTCTCTCCGTCCGATCCTTCCAGCGCACTTGCAATGCTTGGCGCGTCAATAACGTTGTTAATTGTCACGCGAGGCTGTGATCCAGCAGTACCTCCGCCCGTTCCTTTACCCATATTGTTTCGGTGCCGAGGGTCATTAGCAGTCAACATTTCCTCCCCTCGCTCAGCGATTATCGGTACTTCGTTTGGTTTGAGGCCCACAACCCCACCCGTGTGATATCGCATTGCACCGCCAAACATCCAGCCAGGTACCGATCTGCTGCGGCCACCACCTGATCCGATCAAGCCGCCGTCGTGCTTAACGCCACCAGCAATGGCCCCAACCGCCGTACTCGCCCCACCGCTGACCATGCCCAACATGCTCTGGATTGCGTACTGCACCATCAGCTGCGCGATAACCTGCATAATCGTTGCGATCATAGCTGCGCCCATGTCCGCAAAGGCTTCCTGGGCCGACTTGCTGCCGTTAACGATTGATGTAAATACATCGCCAAGGCCTGAGTTCATCGACGACTGCAAGTCCTTCCAGGTTTTGTCGAGACTAAAGACCTCTGATCTTGCTGCCTCAAGACCGTCTTTTGTGCGGTCAACATCATTCTGGTTGCCGGTGACCTCTGCCGACTTTTGTCCCCGCTCGCCCAAGGCATTCACCTGCGCAAGGTAGTCCCTGGAGCTAATCTGGTTGTTCTCAAGCTTGCGCTTCAGAGCAGCATATTGCCGGTCGATTTCATCCAACTCGGCTTTGGCCTTTTTAGCCGCAACCAGGTCAGCCGCAGCCGTTGAGTCCTCACCCATGGCCTCAAGGATTCGCTTTGTATCGGCAAAATCGCGCTCGATCTCCAACAGGTCGGCCTTGTAATCTGAGCCGCGAATGCGAAGGAGGTCGACCTCCAGCTGCTCTTTTATTGCATCGACCTGGGCTTTCGAATCCGCAAGTGCAGAGGCCCGATCAGCCTTCAACAGGGCCTCCTGGTTAGCCAGGGCCGAGGTCAAATTCAATTGCTCCAGGCGCTTCAACGCAATCTGCGCTTCGAGATCGGCGATCGCCCCCAATGCAGTGCCGCGCTCCGAATCAATAGTCGACTGCCCAAGCACCTTCCGCTGTGCCGCGAGCTGGGTCTGCAGCACTTTCAGATCTTCACTGATGCTGGCTTTGCGCTGCTCGCTGATCTCGCGGTTTGCTTTCAAATCTATCGCCAGGCGTTGATCGGCGATCTCACCAGCGGTCAGCTTTTCGGCTGTTGCGCGATCATCGAGGGCTTTGTTTTCGAGCTGCTGGCGGGCCTGGATGGACTCGATGGTTTTGTCGATCTCCATCTTTGCCAGGTCGGCCTGGAGCTTCGCTCGGGTGGCCGCAAGGGTTGCTGCCGTTTGCGTGTTAGTTAGGCTGTTTTTAGCGTCACCGCCCCTGCCGATGCCAAGCTTTGCGCGCTCTGCATCCTGGGCCACAAGGGCTTTGTTCTGCTCCTCAATAGCTGCGCCGGCACCCAACAGCTTGTCTGTAGCCGTAGATATGGCACCGCTGATTCCACCGACACCAGTTAACGTGGCCTTCACCGCTTCCTGGCCTAACTTGTCGAGGGTCTGGGACGCCCTGTCGGCTTGAGCAGCGAAGTCCTTAAAGATCCCCCCGCCCAAGTTGAGATTGATGGGCTTGTTGAGATCTGCGACTGAGCTGGTGATGTAGCTGCGGACGCTGTCTAGGGAAGAGGACATAGAGCTTGCGAGGCTGCCGGGGATCTTGTTCAGTAGTGCCTGGATGCCGGGAGCAAACGAATTGCCAACTAGGACAAGGACATCAGCAAACGCCCGGCGATAAAAAGTGACGAAGCTGTTAACGAACTTGCCCAGGTACGTCAGGATTTGATCGAAGCCCAGAGCAAACACGCCCGCTGTGTCTGCTGCGCCTTTAGCGATCGCAAAGAAAATGGCATAGATGGCATCACCGACACGCCCAAAAGCCGCGAAAGCCTGCCCAGCGGCGCTCACAATCCCCCTGAACTGCTCGCGGCCCGAAGTACCAAGCTCATCAACACCAGTTTTAACGTCCGTAGTGCCCTGCAGAATCATTTGAATCAGAGCGGTGAATTCCGGAGCAGCATCCGCAACCGCCTTCTTAAAGCTGGTCGAAACCGAGGTGGAAAGCTCATTGAAAGTGCGGCTGAGCTGCTGAACGTTCTTCGTGTCGAGGCTATTGAGTGTGTAACCAGCAGCCTTTGCTTGGGCCATTAACTCTTTGAATTTGCCTGACCCGTCTTCGAGTAGCGGGAGCAGGTTGCGGAGATTGTCCGAACCGATCTGATCCAAAAAGGTGAACTGGGCACTAGACGACATGCCATTCATCACATCTGAAATCTTCTGCAACTGCTCCAGGGGGTTGAGCTTCATGAACTCGGCACTGGAGGTTTTCATGATCTGGAAGAAATCAATGGCACCACCAGATTGAATTGAGTTCATCTCTTCAATCTTGATACGAACTTCCTCTAGTGCATCGACGAACTGCTCAGCGCCTACACCACTGGTCTTGAATGCGGCGTACTGAGCAGCAGTCAAGTCCTCAACACTGACCTGCAGACGCTTTGCGGCAACATCAAGGTCAGTAAGCTGGCCCACTGTTTCTTTAATAGCACTAGCACCCGCAAAAGCAGCAATGAGCGCCGTGATCTTGGCAGCAGCACTACCAAGTCCCTTGGACATGTCGTCGCGGGCTCGTAGGACGAGCTGAATAATTGTACTTCCAACCATTTCTTATTCTTCTTTTTGGCTTAGTTGGTCGATCAGGCTTTTGAATTCTTTGCCATCACCCGTAGCAATAGCAATGCGGGACATGTGATCAGCAATGATCCGAGTCATAAGCTGATCGCGCAGACGCTCTTTGTGGATGCCCACCAAGTGCAACAGGCGTTTAATTGAATACTTGTAAGGGTCGTGAAAGCCATGCCCATTTGCGATCAGCAGCTCACAGCACTGAATCAAAACCAGCGCGAACTGCTCAGGGTCTTGTTCTTCACTAACCTGGGATTGTTTTCTGGCCGACTCAAACCGCTTTACTTTTTCAGCAGGGGTAAGATCGTCGGCAACAGCTTTTCCAGGCTTTTTTTTAGCCCGTCAGGAAAAGTCAGCGCAAAGACGGTGGCCAACAGCTCCAGCTGAATGGGAAAAGGAAGATTGCGCACATACTCTTCAGCGTCCCGCTGCTTGCAAGCACAGGCAACACACGTAGCCGCAAACCCCGGAAAGCTCATCAAAATTTCTTTTGAAACATCCGGATCTGCTAGGGACTCTTTTACGTTGCGCAGAAAAATTGCCGCCAGGGCATCGCGATAGCCGTCGACAAGATAGATAAAGTCTTCAGTATTCAGGCCGAACACGTCGATAGTGACTTCAGGCTTGTCAGCGGATGCTTGAGTAATGGTAATCGGACGCGACGGAATCACGAGATCTGAGAGTGCCATGGCTTCTTCTTATTATTATTGGCTTTCTCCCATTATACCCAACCCAACAACCCCCGTGGCCAAACCCAGCTTGACAACAAAGAAATTCGAGGTATAAAGTTTTTTGTTATATGCCTACAAATTTTTTGGTTGAATTGTTGATTTGGGCTGAGCTCAGGCGTAGCATAAAAATTGTGGAGAGAGCACACATAACAATAAGAGAGAGAAGCGCCATGAACACAAACACAAACCAAAATTACGACATTGAGCTGATCCGCAAAACGCTCACCAGCTACAACGACTTTTGCTTTGACTATCACGCCACTGTTGATTCTTGGCACTCCAGAGCTGTCAAGGAAGTGGTAAGCGCTCTCGGACTAACGAGCAAAGAAGCTAGCGAACTGCGTGACTCAATCCACGTTGTTGCCGACGAGTTTATTGGCTCTCGGGTCGACCCAGATGCTGAGTGTGACTACACTGCTGCTGCCGATGAGGATGATATACGTGACACCGTTAAGTTTACGGCTGAGCTTTTTGAATTCGAGTCGTTTGAAGAGTTCCGAGATCATGCGAAGTCTGACGCACACAGCGAGCTCTGCATACGCGTAGAAGACGAGTATATTCTCGACGAAGCCATTGATGAGTTCGCCAACCTGGCGCTGGCGTCGGATAAAGACGAGTGGGAGGAAGTGTGATGTTTGATGCACGCACCGACCTACCCGTGCTTTCAGACTCACAAATGAGTGCGATGTCTCTGCGGGAAGTCATGGAATACACATGCAAGCGAATGACCGCTCAGCGCAATGATCCGGCTTTTGAGCGCAAAAAGATCGATGAACTTGCCGATTTCATTGAGAAGAATTGCCTGGATGATCTGACGAGCATGGGTTGCGTCGATTCATTTAGCTTTCTGGCGGAGGCCTATCTCGACCAGGATTTTCCAGACATCCGAAGCTATGAAAAACGCTGGAGAACTGCAGCGGCACGGCAGGTGTGGTACAAGTACAACCACTAATCCTAAAACGACAAGAACCGGCCACCTGGGCCGGCTTTTTCATGTCCAAAGCGTTACTTTCTGTACACACCCTTGATGTTGCATTCCGGTATGAATGGAGTGCAACCGCTGATGTTGTAGACATGACTTGCGAATGATGGCTTGGGGTCGCCCTTGACCTTGGATTTGTCGACCGTGAACACGCTGCTGTAGCGCCTGGATTGCTGGTATTCAATGCCACGACTGTTGTAAGAGAAGATGTCTTTGACGCCAAGCAGGTTCACCTCTGTGCCAACCGACTTTGACTCCAAAAAGCGACCAAGCTTGTCCCTAATGTTGCAGTAGTCGCTACCCATGTGACCATTGCAGTTGTAAGTGCCAACGGTGATCTTGGACTCGTACAGCGTAGTCAGAAAGTACTTGCCCAGTGTGTCGTGCATCTCTTCGAGCACGGACTCAGGGACGCGCCATGTGTACGTGACTTTGATGTCGACCGTCTTCGCTGTGCTGGACACGACTTCGAGGGTTGGCTCATCGATCTCAAGGCTATCACGATACTTGAGGAGCACGTTTTCAGTGATGTCTTGGACGGCTTCTCGGTACAGTTGCTCGACCGTTTTGTTGGCTTTGACCTGGTCTTCGAGCGTCACTGCACCTGCAGTTGAGGCAAGAGTTGAGATGATGAGGATGAAGGGCTTCATGGGCGTCCTGGCATAGGTGGCTTCCGTGCCACCATCTTAACACCAGGTTAGGCGTATTCTTCCTTGAACAGCTTCGACAGACCGCTGCCGCTGACGGCTTTGGATGCAAGCAATGTGCCTTTGATCTCCTGCTCGCCGTAATCGGAGGTGATTAGTTGGCGCTGTGCCGCTGGACTCAGGGTGACTTTGTGGTAAGTGACTTTTACTTCCCGATCGTCATCGGCCAGGTTAAAGCCGTCAAAGACGATCTGGACGTTAACGCCACTGTTAACCAGGCCTTCCAGGCGCGTTGCGGCCTTGCTGGCATAGGTAATTTCGACAGCAGCACCATCCTCAAAACCCGCACCAGCATCGAACTCGACGGAGCCACCAGAAACGCGATACAGGGCTGCATCAAGCGGCTCGCCGGCAACGGTAATGGAAGTCACAGAAGCAATGACGCCTGGGACAACAACGCTTTTGCCCGTGTAAGCTTTACCAGCCCAAACCTTTGACGCCATTGCAGCATCCTTGGTCAACGAACCGAACAAAGCCAAGCGCATAAGTTCAGGATTAAAATCTTTGGCGTTGATCGTCAATTCCCCAGTGTTCTTAATCACCTTGGATTTCGCCGTCGACAGGGTGCCGAACGTGGTGTCCTGCATCTCGACCTTATCGGAAGTCAGTGCCAGGACAGCCGATGAAGAATGCGCAACAGCGGTAAAACCTCCAGTGGGCTCATCGTTATCATCGAGCACGGAAATCAGGATTGCGCCGTTACCGATCCAGCCGATGCTAGTATCTTTTACATTTACAGACATTTAATCACCTTTATTCTTATTTTTATCGGATTTCGTTCAGTCAAAACTAACAAAATGAGTCCACGACAGCTGCCATGCACTGAAGTTATTTCCTTTAAAGCCTGACAATAGCTCTTCAAATGACAGAATTTTCGGCAAATTCGGATTCCCCGCCGAGCTTCCGCGATATTTCTTCAGTAGTCTGGAGATCTCAACGCCCATATTCATGGCTTGCCGAGACACCCCTTTTGTATCCTGGTCAGAACGAGCAATGACGAAAGCCCCAAATACTGCGTCGCAAACCAATGCTGGCTTTTCACTGATAATTGGCCCACCGCCACATGCCAGCAACACATAACATTGCTTGCCATCCAGCGTGATATTTTTAAGTGTGTCTTCAACGACAGTGCCGGAAAAAAGGTCGACCTTGGGCTTTGATGGCAAAGTCTCGATAAGGGCTTTGTAGTCTTCGAGGGTTCGTGTGATGGACATAGTGTTTTTGTTTAATTATATCACCGGCGATGTGGTGGTAAGGGCGTTTTCAATATTTTGGAGTAGGATATTTTGATATTCCTCAAGCCATTGTCGTGGCAGGCCGGATTTATCGGGAAGGTAGCGGCGCTGTTTTACTGTTATGCCGTACTGATGGTTGTCCGCATATACCAAGTTGCTCGCTAACTCAAGGTTTGTGCCGCGCACGTTGTGTTTTACGCTGTTTCGCAATCGTCCGGAGTCAAGCAATGGCTGGCCTTGGCGGTGGGTAATGCGCGCCCAAGGTTGGCCGTATGGATCGATGCTGCGCTGAAAGCAGATTTTGACTTTTGCGATCCACCTCACGCCGATTTGGTTTAGCCCTCGGCGGACGTGGGGGTTGCTGGGGCCGAGCTGGCGGACTTTGCGGACGAGCTCTTCCAGGCCTCTCGTGTCGACCTGCAAGGTTATTGGTTGGCTGCCGCTGGTTATCATGAGCGGATCAGCCTGACGTTGTGAAAGCCGGACTTGCGGGATTCCTGGCTTGCGGTGCGCAGGCGGTTGCGGCCACTTGCCAGGCCTTCAAGCCAGCGGATTGCATCTTCGAACCTGCGGCGCTGCTCGTCGCTGGGGTTCTCGTTCCACAGGTAGTACCGAGCGATGTCCAGTACAAAGCCTTTGATATCCTCAACCGCCCCGACATCAGTGACTGGCGCATCAAGACCACCGGCGCGGATGTAGCTATCCACTAGGCGAGAGGCTTTTTCGATTGCTCGGACAATACGGGCTTCGCCATCATCTGGTATTTGGTCGTTTCGGAACTCTGAGCTGTATGCTTCGTGGGTTGCGTACATAGTTTTTCTTAGCCAAAGTTTTATTGTTATGTTCCCTGCCTAGGTCTTTACCCTCAACGGTCTATTTTCTTTTTAAAAGGAAAGGTACCCGTTGAGGGTGGATGGATCAAAGACTTGGCTAAGAAAAACGTTTTTAGGAAGGCAGCAAGACTTGCAACTGGTTCAGCGGTATCACATGCGTGGAGTCTTGATCGACAAACCCATCGAGTGGCATGCCTTTCTTCCACATTCTGTGTCGGGTTGGCCCTAACACCTTGATCTGATCTTCCTCATCAAGCCCCCTGAGGAAATTGTCGAAGGTATCCGGGACAGGATCATCGTCATCGAAAACTGCAATCATGGTGGTTCGACAACCTGGATGGAACGGGGGCACCTTCCTTTTATGGTCGTTGACTCTGAATTTCTTCCCGTTGAGGGATGCACAAGTTAGGGTCGTCCTAGTATCCAAAATCGCGCTGAGCTGATACTGCTCCACCCCAGCTTCCTCGAACCCCAGCATGTCCGCATTAGCCGTGACGTGCGCTGCTGCTGTACGCACAAGGATCTCAACGTTCCGCCGACTAGCATTGAACGGATTCACAGGATCGCTCGTAACCGCATCGACGATTTTGCTCACCGGGAGCCCGTTCACGACCCCGAGTCTCACTGCCCGCTTAACCGCATTTTGCGTAGCCAGGCTCTGCTCGCTGACCCACTCTCTCAGCAATTTGCCATCAAAGGGATCCGACTCAACGAAGCTGCGAACGAAGTCCTCGGAGGTCTGCGCGCCGCCCAAATCCACTTCCATAGCCTCGCTGTTCCAGTCGGACTGCGCCTTGTAGAGCTCAGTGAGCTCATCGACCAAATCCCGCTCCATCGCCGAATACTGATCACTGATTGCCCTGTCGATTCGCTTTAGTTTCGCCCCAACCCGAACAGCACTAAGTATTGCCCCTCGTTGTACGTCAGCCTGCAGCTCCTCCGCTACCTGGGCGCGTAGTTGGTATAGCTGGGCGACGGCACCTCTGGCGATACGGGTGTACTGCCCTCGCAGCTGAATCTGCCTGGCAATCGCTTTTCTGGGGCTGATCTTCGCCATCACGCCACCCACAACGCAGCTTCAGCCTTCCGGCGTTTAACTAGTCCTGGCAGCTTCACTCCCCTGGCATACACCCACCGCATTAGCTGAGCCGGAACCGCAGCCAAATCCCCCCTATTTATGACCCGACGCAGCGTCGATATCTCGAAATTGCCGGCACCCGCGTTGAACACAAAATCGATCAGGGCTGCGATCTGGTTCGCATTGAGCTTGACCTTGACCATTCGCATTACCGCACCTGCAGCCTTCATCAGATCAGTCCGCAACAGGGCCTCGGCTTGGGCAACTGTGATCGCGGGAAACTGGCTCAGCGGTGCCCAGGCCTGACGCGAGAGAAGATGCCCAAATCCAATGGTGGGCAGACCCACAGGATCGAAGTAGGGTTCGATCAAGGCGGTGGAGCGATCAGGGTCATGCAGACCATCAAACTCGGGACGACTTACGAGCCTGGACGCGATCTCAACAGCTTCTTCGAGCAGCGATCTGGCCATTACTTAGCCTTCATATGTCGCTGCAGGATGCGACCACCGAACCAGAACGAAATTACGGCAGCAAGCATGGCCTCATCGAACTCAGTCCAACTGCCTTTCAGCGCTTCGAAGCCTGTCATCCCCATGCTCTGCAATGCATAGAACACCGCGACCTTGTAAAACATATAGAAGCCGACCATCAGATACGTGATCAGCGGCCTGCACATGCGAATCACAAAGTCGACATGCACCCCCACCAAGGCCACGTACGCTTTGACCCAACGCGGCAGCGTCCCGCCACCCACAGAGCTAATCAGCTTGTCGCCATACGACTCCTGAGGCGTGTGAACTGCGGCAGCCTCGGCGACGTCGGCCTTGGCATTAATCTCTTCTAGCCGCCACATGTGCTCAGACGCCGACGACTCAAGACGCAGTTTCATCAACTCAATCTCTTGAGCGTGATCCTGCCTAGCCTGAAAGTAATCAAAAACTTTGGGAACAAACGGCCCCAGAAACCCAAATAACGCAGAAATCATCGCAATCATTTCGATGCCCCTTTGACAATGAGGGCATCAATCCGAGCGCTAATTTTGTCTAATTTGTCTTCAATGCGCTTCGAATCTTCTTTTCGCTCGATTTGATACGACTGAATTTGAGCACTCAACACATCGACGCGCTGATCCGTGAGCTCAATCTTTTTGTCCAAACTCGAATATGCGAGCACCCCGCTCACAACCATCGACAAAATGGGAATCAGAGCGTAAAGGGACACAACGAGATTGCTGGCGTTTGTAGTCGCCGGAGGGGTTGCTGACATTTTGATTCTTCTTATTATTATTGTCAGTAAAGGCTCTATGGCCTATATCTTATTCTAACATGCGCCATTTGCAAATGGCGCAGAACTGCAAGTTTAATTAGCTATTTTGTGGATTGTACAAATGAACACCACAATCTCTTTCCGTCAGGATTACGACCTGGCTCCCACAGAACTTCGCCAGTGATCTCATCAGGGATTCGATAAACAATTTTCGTCGGCATGACTACTAGAGGATTGACAGATTTGAAGTATATTCCATATCCCCTTTTCATTACTGATTCAGTTGTGTCGTAACGGAGCTCTTTCCTATCTGGAGTAATGATGACCAGGCTACCTTCGGATGGCAGGCGACCTTCAGAATCCTCATTTTTGAATGTTGCGTCAATGACGACAAACCTTGACCCAACCCAAGCATCTGGCTCGCTATATCTGCTGCCAGTTCCTACACTCGACTTTATCTCGCAGTAGTTTAGCCCGATCGTGAAATGGCCGAACCTACCTTTCCGGAATGAGCTCTTGGATAGAGCATCATACTGTCCAGGATTTGTATTGCCGAAATACAAGCCCTCGTTAAGACACTTTGTTACACGAGACGACAGAGGCTTAAATTCAGACTTTGCGCCGAAGAACTTCTCCGTCTCATTTTTCACCAAGAATACATCATACTTGGCCTTTTCTAACCAATATTGTTTCTGCCCGCTGTCTAGTTTTCCCTTCACGCGATCAAGCTCATCGACGAACGAAGTCGATCCGAAGCTCTCCTTCATATCGTTGATTACAGAATCAGATCCCGCTACGTAGCGAAAGATGGAGCTTGTCGAAAGACTGGAAATAGTCGAAAACAGTGACGAGTAATCGGACGCAGTATATTTCGCTTTGAATTCGGTAACCGCCGCATTGCAAGCTTCCTGGGAAAGCCGCTCTTCCGCCGCCAGCGCGATATCCTGAACCAACATACCAGCAACGATTGCGACGACAAGGAGTACCCTCACGACCACCTCCATATGTTTTCAAGCTTCCTTACAGGAAGTGCCTGATCTCATTCTGACAGCGACAGGAGGTCTCACCAAGTCTTTTGCGGTCAAGCATCAGCGGTGCCACTCAAGACCCGACCACTGCACCAGGCCTGCGACCCCGACGATTCAGCTTTCCGCCCCCCGCTTTAGACGCGATGACTTTGGTAGGTTCCACAGAAGATAAAATCAAAGGGTCTGGATACGAACGATCTAGGATGGCCAAGTCGGTTGTGCCACTTGCTGCGCCCCCTGCAAACCCATACCCAAGCCCCATCCAATACGCCTCCGCCCTGGATCCTGCGTCGACAATCACCCGATGATCCCCGAGCTGCAGGCAGTTGGTAGCAATTTCACGCTTCATTTTTTGTTCCCAAATCCCAATGTTTCACGTGGAACATTTATTAGCACTTACTAACAAAAGACCCGGTCAGCGACCAGGGTCTCAGTTCTGTCAGTGGCCGCCCAGGCGGAGGGCTCGCTCAGGACTGACGGTTTTCAGGCCGCAAAGGGTTTCAAATTTCCACTGGGTGGACTCTGTGCGCGGCTCGTACCAGCGAAGCATGCGCAGGGAAATGCCAGTTCTCGGGTCGGACATCTGGGCAAAATTCACACCTGCGGCGTCCTCTGGCACCTCCAGATTCCTGAAGGCGATCAAGAAAGCGGATTTGGTGAAGGCCAGATCCACCGGGTGGTCGCCAACGACAGTTACAGCAGTACCAGCCGCGATACCGTCGATAACTGCCGGATACACAGGTACTGCATCCCCAGCGGTGTCAGCGGTAACTACAAAAGTCTGGTGGCTGCCGGCAACTGTCAGAACATCACCTTTTACAAAAGTGGCGCCATCTACACCCGCCAGCGACAGTACAGTTGCACCCACCGAGGCCTGGGCAGCCAGGGTCATGCCAGCGTTGGCAGACGCAGAGCCAGCGACGTGATACGGGGCCTGGACATCGCTGTACAGGTCAAAGCCGTACTTGCGTCCGATCAGGCCTTGCGAGACCACGTTTGCGTCGCCAGTTTCGTTGATTTTCGAAAATTCCAGCAAGAGATCGGCTTCGGTGTCTGAAGTAAGGACGATGTTGCGGCCATTCAGGATTTTGCGGTTTTGCATTTCCTTACGGGCAGCGATCAGGTCAGTTTTGTCACGGCCAGCGGTAGAAGCCGGGTTGCCCGAGATATAGGGGATATCTTTGTACAAGCTAAACAGATTTTTGTTAACCGTACGAGCCAATGCATCCACGGCAGCTTCGGCGGCAGACGGCAGCGACAACGAGTTTGCGTGAGCCAGGAACTCGACATCTTTCATTGCAAATTGCTTATACAGGTGGCGATCCAGCTTTACATCAACTTTGCCAGCGGTGATGTCCTCTGACTGCGAGCCAGCGCTGTCAGTCGGGTGGTCATCAGCGTCAGCAAATTCAATCGGCTTGGCGATGCGAATAGTGTCGCCGTGGTTTTTTGCTTCATCTGCTGTGTCGACGCTAACAAGCTGGGGCATTGTCAGCTGGCCGTACAGGCGGTCGATAGCCAGTGGCAAAATCACCTCGGTCATCAGGGCTTCGGTGTCGTTGCCGTGACGAACAAGAGCAACGATCGGGAGAATTGCAGTCATTTTTTCACCTGTTTTTATTTTTATTGGTGATTAATTTTGAGTGTTTTTGTCGCTACATCAGCCCACAAGGCACGATGTTCCCCGGCACGGCCAGGTGGGGCCCGTAGGCCCCGGAAAAAATCAGTTGATTACGATCTCGCCGGAAGCCCGTTTTGCGAGCAAAGCCTTTCTTTCGTCGGCGCTGGCAGCGATTAATGTACGTTGCCATTCTGCTGTGCTGACCGTTTTGCCTGTGCCGTTGACGCCACGGGCGCCGGAACCAGGCATTTGCTTGAAATAATGCGGCTTAGTCGCGGTCAATCCGGACACCCATTCCTCCGGGGTCAGCGGCCTGCCGGTTTTGCCAAATACAACGTTGCCGCTGGAGTCACGGGCGACCAGCTCACCAGCGTCGTTGAGCTGCCACGTATTGCCGGCAACCGCCATCAGGTCGTCGAGCGCGGACGGGTGGAAGAACTCGTTTTTGAGCGCAACCTGGCCAATTGTTTGCTTGATTTGGAACTGCTTGAGCTTGCCTTTTTCGCCGTCGACAGCCTTGCGGAGCTCTTCTTTTTCGCTCTGCTCTGCCGCCAGTTTCTCTTGCCAGGTGACGTTGTTGGCATTAATGCGCTTGTCGAGCAGGGCCTGGAAGTCGAGCTTGCCAGCTTTCAAGGCTTCCAGGTCGTCTTTCTCCTGGATACCACTCTCAAAAATTCGCATCTTTTCTGCGAGAGTTTTCTTCTCGTTGAGCAGATCGGCGTTCTTATTTCTGAGTGGGGTGACTTCTTTTTCGACATGTGCGCGAAGGAAGTCTTGAAATGCAGGGTTTTCGGCCAGCTTATTGAAATCTACTTCGGGCTCTTCTTCGCCGAAGCGAACGAGACTGACCAGGCGTTTTGCTTGAAACATTGATATCCCCCCAAGGGATTTTGTTTTCTTGTTATGTAACTATTATAACAAACACAAATGCACTTGGGGAAAACTGTGCGTGTGGCATCTATGCGCTTTTCGGCAGCCTATGGAACTGCTCGATTTTTGCTTTTGAATCTGCTGACAGCCTGGCCAAAGCCCTGTAAAAACTGGCCGAATGGATGAGTTTCCGGTGTTTCGCGAGATACAAAATATTGTGGATATAGCCTGTTTCGACAAGCATTTCCATTAATTCCAGCTCGGCTCTGTCAGAATAATCTTCGTTACTTAGTACTCGCAGGCGACCCGCTGCCTCGAAAATTTTGTACAGGGCCTGAGCTGTTAGCTTTAGTGCAGGTTTCCTGGCGCCACGTTGGTTGTGGAGGTAAAAATTCACTAAAAGAAAGCCGATTTTATACTGGTGCCACTCGAAACATTTTTCAATCCTGCTCACCACCTGCTCGTCTTCGGCATCATTTAACTGGTTAAGCAGCCTTTTAACCAAAATTTCGTCATTAATTACAGGTAAACGATTCGGGTGCAGCCAAAAAAGAATCTTCAAGGGGCCGAGAATCCCAGCGATTTCGAATAAAATTTCACGCTGCTCCCAGGGCAACTCGTTTTTATCGCAATCGATGTTGTTGCCGTCGAGCCATCTGCTAATTTGCGCACAAATAAAGTCGCCGTCGCGCCAAATCTCTTCCTTGTCCAAGTGATGCCTGACCGCTTTAAATCCAGATACATCCCCGCTATAGAAAAAATCTAGGACAGCGTCGGACGACTCGAACATATATTCACCATTCATTTACTTGCGCAATTACTTCCCAAGTCAGGAAATCGAGGGTTTTGGGATCGATTGAGTCAACTGCAAAGCTATATTCCATGCCCCTGAATTCACATGCCCCAATCTTTAGCATGCCAACGATCAATAGCTGGAGGTTTATCCATGCTTGTTTGTCTCCTTTTTCGAATCTATTGCCCTTTAGTAACCTTTGCACCCGGATATGCCCACGCTCAGCGCGCATGCACATATCCATATATGCCTGTTTTTCCTTGCCCTGGAATTCCTGGCGCCCGGTGTAGTGGTTCTTATCTTCGTCAAATCCACCAACCAGATAAATGCTGCAAATGTCGCGAGTGCTACGATCAGCGACGGTGATGCGGAAACTCGAAAGCGCGGTCATGATATTTCTTCTTTTTATTATTAATCATGACTCATTATCGCCGGTGAGACAGCACCTAATCAACATATTTTATCAGTTATTTAAATCCGCTGACGGGCTAAGATCTAATGGCGCGAGCTAAAAGCGTTTTTCTTAACCAAAGAAAATCAAGCATGCTGATCGCAGCGGGTCACAACCCAGCCACCTTCCCTGCTACGCCCCCACTTTCCACAAACATCGCAAATAAAACGACTTAGGAACTCGGCAAAATCACAGGCGTATTCACATCGAGTGGAGTTCGCATTAGGAAACAAGCTCAAGTCTCCGTATTTTTCTTTTACATCCCTGAATGACGACCCATCTTCGGCACAAATCGCCCCAAGCCCCATTAGCAGCGCATACCAACCGCTCCCAACCCCCACGCTGCAGTCGTAAACAGCTTCGAAAGGTGCCAGGTGCTTCCGGTACAACGCCTCCCCTTCATCCACTGGTGCCGAACCAGCGCAGGTAATTTTTGACAACAAATCAATGCAGGCACGCGCATTCCAGTCCTGATCGCTGATCGAGATCCGGAGTTGCCCGAGCTTTTGGCGCATTTGCCGGATAGTAAACGGAACCATTCGCTTTTGCTCGATCTCGTTCCGGCAGTAACTCAGAAAAGCTACGATCAGGTGATCCCAGGACTCTGTAAATTCTGGGCCCTTGTTCGCAAACTCGGAGCCAGGCGCGATGAATTCTGGGAAATCCTGGGTGATTCGAGCGTGAAGAATCGGATTATAAGCCAAGGTCTTTCCCCAAAATATGCTCTAAAAGATGACCCTTACCCTTGGAGTTCAAGCGTTCCAGGAGCTCTTTTTTGAAGGCCTCGTCGCCACTAAAAAACTTGTCACGCTCGCTCGGCCAATCTAACTCCCTCAAAATTTCAGCGAGCTCAGGCTGCTGTTGCTCAAAACGCTTAATAAATTCATCCCTGTGCCGCTCGACAAATGACTTCATAACCCCTCCTAAATGTGACGGAACAAGCAAAATTTTATATGTATCCGTTACATAACTTACAACAATTTCCTCTAAGCGACCAATATCATTTACGAAAAGATAATAGTACCAATCGTTAAGCTCGGCACCCATTACCAGAAAAATCCGCTTAACTCTTGACTCAAACCCATTCTTAAACGCCAGGAATGTAAACTCTTGCTGGGTTTTCCAAACGAATTCATCGTCACCCTGGCAAACCTGGGATAGCTTTTTTACATCATAAGCAACCCTGGCATTGTAGTATCCCTCACCAAGATAAGAATAATCATAAAATAGCTTTAGAAATAATGCTCTACTATCAGAGTACAGCACATCATTGTAGGCAGCATTCTCCCCAAGAGTTTTTAAAACAACCGGAAACACCCACTGCAAGTAATTAAGAAAGTAAGGACACACGTTCCCTCCTTGCCATTTCGTCGAAGTATCTACCTAAAATCTCGGCAACAGAAGCGTAATCATGCACCAAACAATAGGAATACGCATCAACGGCCATGCCCTGGCATTCCGGATCTTCCATTAGTTCGCAAACAGCGATTGCCAAGGCTTTGCCTACAAACTCGCCCTCAGTTTCCGAAAAGAAAGTAGCTTTGGCGAGATTATCTGCCTGATTATCGCTCCAAGCACCCCTTTCAAAGTCTGCATAAGCATTGTAAACATCTCTAAAATACACCAGCATGTCGGTATAACCATTGCCATTCCAGGTGTATTCATTCGTTTCATAGTCAAAACTGAAATTACTAAACTCCATAAAACCCAGGAAATGCATGAGATATTTCATAATCCCAGTTCCAGAGACAGCGCGGTTTCCATTTCGATATCGGTAAAGCCATGCATCTTATGCCTTAGGAATTCCAAATCACTGCGGCACAGGCACTTAAAATCATTTTGACTTCCGCAGTAATCTAGCAGGATATAAATCGCAGGGAACTTATAATTAATTACACGCCTGACCAGCGGCACAAGACTTGCCAACACTTCCTGCGAATATAACGCAAGATTAATATCAAGTAACTTACATCTTTCAGCAAGGTCAGGCTGCGGGACAAATGCTTGCCTAAATGCCTGTTCAAAATCCCCGAACAGCATATTCGAAATAATATTTAGTGTACCGCCAGATAGCCTGAAACCCTCCAGATCAATGACGCTACTTACAATCATGTCTCGAATATCCTGCGAACAGGATTCCCGCTTAATATCCTTGTAAATATTCCTAAAATCTTGCTCTGATTTTGCTCGCAAAGCGGCTTCGTAATAATCAGGGCGTACGTATTCATAATGATCCTGCCTATAAGCCAACTGAAATGCCATCAGTACCGCTAAATCCAGGTACCCATCAAGTCGTCTGGTTTCGGGCGCCCGGCCTTCCTCCTCAATCACAATCGATAATGGCTGGTCAGTGTCGGACAACGTCAAGCGCAGCGCCGTCGACCCTGAAAGCTCCGCCTGGATGTCGTCCACAAGCAGCTGCTCGATCACGCCATTTCGCTCCATCCTCCGCCCTCCCAACGTCCCCAGAACCCGCAAAATCAGCAGCTTTGGCTTAAAAATCGCTAGTAAAATACGAAGCTGCCGTGGAGTCACGATTCACACCTACATATTTAATCAGATACTATAATTTTGGCAAGGGCTGATGAGGAATGCAACGCCCTTGGTCTAGCTGGCCTGCAGGCGCTTTAGACAGCGATGAAATTCGTTGAGAGTTGCGTGACAGCACATCGCCTGCCATAGCTCCAAGGATTTCATGTCTGCGCGGGGAGTTGGGGCGCGGGTGCACTGCTGGGCCAGACGAAAGGCCTCATCCACGCAAAAATCGTAGGCGGCTTGGCGATTAGCCGGGTCGTGAATATCGAAGCCCTGACCAGCGCCTGGGATAAGCGCAACAAATGTCATGGCTTCCATTACCGCGTGTTGAATGTTCATGCTTGCTCTCTCTTGTTCTTCTACCTTCATCTTCACAATGCAGAGGGAGCAGGCATGAAGGCAACTAATATCTGCGCTCCCACTGATCAAAAGCCAAGATGTTCGGAAGGAACCAGTGATGGAGATTAGTGGTTTTGAATTTCTGCGTCCAAAACCAGTGGCGTTGCTGGTCGTTTGCGCCCGCACCGCTCCACTCTACAACTACAACGTGCCTAGACTGGGCGTATGCAGCGATCACATCGTTTAAGTGCAAGTCATCGCCAGAATACCCGAACACGATGATTTCCTCTGACTCGGTAAGGCAGAGATTTAAGTAATTCCAATAGGCTGACAGAACCATCGAGGCGCCAATCACCGAGCGCTTATGGCGGACATGAGTCAAAACGATATGATCCGAGCCTTCAGGGGAAAAAGGGTTGAGTTCGTGGCGCTCCCGTTTGCGAGCAAGGCCATGATGGTCGAAAAAGAGCGGCGAACCGTGAAGATGTAGGTAGTAGCCATAATTGTTGCCGTAGCGACGCTCAAGGGCCTCTGAGCTGAAGCCACCACCCACCATACCATCCACAAGCGTAGTGTCGAAGTATCCGGCCATTAGGCCTGCATCAAGAAAAGCGCCGTAGAGGAGCTTGTCGTAGTTCAGGGTGGCGACATGCGATTTGGTTCGTCTGACAAAATCGACCAAAGGGGTCAGGAAAGCTGGAGGCAGTTCGCCGCCGTACATGTGCAATCTGGTCGCGACTTTATGTATGTAATTCCCAACAGCGAGAGGGAACTGCTGGCCTTCCTGCGATAGCCAGTGAACATCCATACGCTGAGACATATTGATACTTGCGAGAGTTTTGCAGGCTGATATAACAAGGTGGAGTGGGTCGAGCTGATCCTCTCGCTGCGGGATAGCTCCGTCCCCCCCAATACATTGACTAATCAATTGCTTTTGAACATCAGGCAGTGCGACAGGATCAGCCCATACATCCGCCATCGCGTTGGTGAGAGAAAAGTGTCGAGGGTCGAGTGCCATACCCAACCCGTTTCCAAATATCAATGTCTTCCGTGTCATTGCGAATCTCCAGAATTATGCAGCCCAGCAGTTTATCTCACTGCAGCCAGCTTTCCACTTCGGCAGCGCCGTATTCAGCTTTCCAAGCTTTTAGAGTATTGTGATTCCCGCCTTTAGTCTCGACTACCTCGTCGGTATGCGGGTTGTGGTACCGCTTCAACGCCCTTTCCTTACGTGGGGCTTTAGCCGGAGTCTGCACTTGGACTCGTCCGGCCTGAGGATCCAGAATGCTAATGACATTGCGCAGGGACATGTCGTACTCGGCTAGGAGCTTGCGCAGTTTGTCTTCAAATTCCAGCTCCTTTTGCAGTGCGGAGCTGCCTTTAAGGGCTTCCAGGGCTGCGAGCTGCTCGGCGATTTGGCGCTCAAGGGCGCGGTATTCTGCTGCTTTAGACATGCGTAATGCTCCATTTTCAGTAAATGCTATGAAATGTAACGCCATTGAACTCACAATACCAGCATTTATGAATACGCCCCGCCACGGGCTTTTGTTTACAAGCAGTTTATCTTAACCAAAACACATGGCCGCATCTGAATCCTTACTCCTTTTCTGAGGATCGCTTCTTCGCGTCTTCCAGAATGTCAGGGACGTGTAATGCAACAAAAAGGAGAAAGGAGAAAGCTTTCATACTATTTATTTCGGTGCCGTAGTCTGAAACCTCTCCGTGCATGACTTGGTGACGGTTCAGGGCATCAAAAACTTTACCGGTCTCTCGTGCCTTTGCATTACGTGCGCCTTGGCTTTTGAGGATATCTAGCTCATGTAACTCTAGCGCGGGAAGCAGACTGCCCATAGCTTCTTCGTCAGCGCCGATTTGAGTGCTCAACCACTGACTTCCCTTTATGACATTCTGCCCCCTCACCTTATCCATCGCTGAAGGGATACCGGTCACCTCGGAAAAGATACCGTCAGCCTGAGCCAAGAATACAGGAATGCTCAGTGAATAGCCGGCTGGAGCGAAGCTTCTGTGAGCGTCAATCGCTGCATGAATGGCCGTTTTGCGAGCAGGGTATTTTTCTGCCAGCAACTCTGAATAGTAGTCCCAGTAATCGCTGTAGTACGCCATCAGGATGGTATCGATGTCGGTCGCACTACTTGCTTCCCGAATGCTATCCGTAAGCTCCATCACATCCTGAAATCCACCTTGCCAGTTGAAAAACCATCCCTCGCGAGAGGCCACCTTCATTGCTTGGCTTGAGGCTTCCGGGAAGCCCTCGATTCGCTCTTGGACGTGCTTCCAGTCAACACTGGCTACCCATTTGATCACTGGCGCAAGCTGGGTGCCCATCTCAGACAACCACTTACCAAAAGACGCCAGGGACTCCTGAATGTGGGGGGCATGCTTCTGGATAGCCTGAGCCAAACCCTCCGCGATACGCTGATTTCGGAGATTTGTGGCTTCGTCGATGACGTTTTTCTCTGGCATGTTGGCTTTCATCTACCTATGCTGGAGCCTCCATTTAGCCACATCCGGTTGGCGCAAACGATGGGATCGCGTCCCTGATTACAGCAAGCCCAGGCCGCCGCTGGAACGACAAGCAAAGCCTCGGGCTCGTGCTTCACGACTTTGCAGTCAAACGCCTTTTTGAGATCTACCAAGCCGACCAGAACAAGCACCTGGTCTGGACTGCTGAACTCACGTTTGCACGGGATTTGGGACTATGAGGCTTGTCGCTCAAGCCAAAAGACAGTTGCCTCAAACACTTCCATCACCCGCATTTGCAAGGAGCTCGGCACGAACTTCATAGCCTCAAGATATCGGTTATGAGCAGCCATTGCCTGGTGGTCTAGGCGCTGCTCTTCTGTCGGCTCTCCCATTGCGTTAGCGATGAATGGCCCTTGAGGAAACGCCTCGTACTCGTCGGCCAGCAGGCGAAGCTTATCTGTCAGAACAAGCCAGTCACGAGCGTGCTCCGGCGAAATAGATACCGCCATCCCCAGCGCATGCTGCACGTCCTGATATCTCGAATGACCGGTACGCATAGCAGAGGTCAGTCGAATCATGTCGGGATTTTTGACCACGTGAGATTTATGGGCCCTAACCTTTTCGATCGTCAGCACAGAGAGATTGACTGACGTAATGGGCTTCTCGTGTCCACACATCGTCGGTACCTCGTAAGCGTCTACGACTGAGGCAACCAGTAGATTCAGTGTCTCTAGTGTGTGCTTAGCCGCCCTTTGCTTGGGCACCAATTCAATCAGTAGATAGAACACGTACGCAGAAAACAGGCCCACGAGCAAGTCACTTAGGACACTGCCTGTAGCGTCAGCGCGGAGAAAGGGATCCAAGCCACTACCATTCAAAATGGGCCACACAGGCAGCTTGAGGTTGATCAGGGCAATGAGTATCAACGCCAGAAGCGCTGAGATACCCAGCCACTTTTCCCTTGTTTCACGCCAAACCCACATGCCTCGACACTCCCTAAAATCCGGTCAGCATACCGACAGAGAGGCCATTTGACATCAAATCAAGCAGCGACGTACTCAGTTGCAAGCCTGTCTGCGTTGTCCAGGATGCTAAAGTCGTTGCGCAGGATGCCGCGACGCTTCAGTTCAGACAGGTATTCGTGCTGCGAAAGGTCGCCATTGGCACGTGCAGTGGCCAGGGCCTGCAGTTCTTCTGTGCTGGCATTAACACCATACTCAGTGTGCACATCCACGCTGAAATTCGGGTTCGACACACGGCTAAAATGGGCAAGCATGTTGAAAACGGCTTGCAAAGCTGAGGCCAATGACGTCGCCATAGCTGCAATTTGATTGTTGTTTTCGCCAGCCTTGAGCGCCCTGCCCGTGGCTGTTTCCACCGCCCCGTTGTTCGCGAGCATTTCGATGCCATAAGTCGACATCAGATTCTCCAAATCGACCAAGCTTTGGCGCCCTGCATTGATTGCGCTGCCGGAGTGCTCCACAAATTTCAAATCGCTGTCAGCACTAGCTACGATCGCGGAGTCCACACCGATCTTGATCTCCACCCCCTCATCGATACCGCTGGCAAATAGAATCGGCACGCGAGCAATGTGCAGGATATTTCGTTGGTCACTACCGTCCTGCCAGTGGGCGACATTCATGTGCGCGAGATCAATCATCGGCGATGGACAGAACAAAGATCCTTTCGTTTCGGCAGGATTTGCGTGCAATGGGATGACTGGGATTTCCGGCAACCCGAATTCCTGCCAAGGCTCGACCTGCGAATAGTCAGCCGAACCGTTTTCTTCGTACAAAGACCACAGAACACGCCCTTCCTTTTTGCGGAAAACGCGTACTCGGGACACCATTTTCTCGCCCCATTCGCCATCCTCGACCGACGTTTTTTCCGCGATCCGGATCTCGGCCAACCGTCCATCCTCGTCCAGCTTGTATCCCAGGATGTCATCTGCCGACAGCCAGTACGCATATGCCTTACCACCGGCAACAGGGGCATCGACACAGATAAAAGATGTCCCATTCCACAGCGCATCTGCGAATACCACTGCCGCCAGCGAGCTAACCGAAGTGCCCTTACCGTCGATATCCTTGCTAAAAAGCTCCGCCATTTCCTGGTGAGCCTCAGACGTCACAACCACGGGCCTGGAAAAGGGCTTTGAGCTCAAATTCTTCACAACGCGAGCGATAAAGTTTGTGAGCACTGAGCGTTTCAGGCGTTTGTTGTATGCAAGCGGTGTCTCACCAGGCTCTTTCGGCAGGTACTCCTGGCCAGCGGAGCGCATGGCTTCAGTGCCACCACGTAGGGCGCGGATGATCTTGCGATCGGATAGGTATTTCGAGCAGATTTGGCTGCGGTCTTGGACTTTCATGGTCTTTACGACTCTTATTTTTGATGTTGCTTTTAACCCATGACCCCCGTGGTCACGGATGTGTGCGGACGTTTCCATGTGAGCCTGTAGGCCAGTGCGTCCCAGCTATGGTCATCAGGGCCCTTGGCTACCGAGTCAGGCTCATCTTCGTCTCGATAGAGATCAGGGATAGTTCGGGTTGTGAATTTGCAGCCTGAGAAGAAGTAAATATGGGGCTTATTAGCGTTCCGATCGGCAGTAGCTTGCAGGCGCTCGAACATGATCTGTGCGGATGTGATCCGACTGCCGGCGCGCTTGTCAGACTGACTGAAAGTGATGCCTTCCTTTGCCAGTTCTTTCGCAACAGTCGGAGCTGTGCCGTTATCAACCTGTGCTCCGTTGAAAATCTGGTTGTCAGCAGGGCCAGCGGCGATACGAGCGTGGTTTTTCAGCACTGTGGTCTGCAGCTTGACCTCTCTGGCCTTTAGTCGGGCCCCGATCTTACCGGCACTGAGAAACAAGCCCAGATCCCGCTTCTGCTGCTTACCGTCGGGTGTAAGCGGAGTTCCATAATCCTCACCACACACAATGAGCGATCCCTTGGGAGGACAGAAAACCTTCCCATTGACAACCACAGCTTCGCCGTTCGCTTCTGCAGTCCATAGGCAACAAAATGGTGTCGATTGCCCGTAGTCGAACGCTCGATCCACTTTCCACGCAGCAGGAATTTCGAAAGGCTGCAGGATGTGGACGTCCCGATTCCAAACTTTGGCGAACATGGCTGTGTCATCGACAACCTCCCAATTCCCGTAAAGCCAGGCCTCTCGCAGCATGGGATCTGCAATGTTCATGAGCCAGGCTTTGTACTCAAGATCGACGTATTTGTTTTCAAAAACAGTGCCGAAAATCGCACAGCGCTTCCATTCGATTTCCTGGGTGTTGCCGTCTTCGTCGATCAAGGTTTTGACGGTGCGCTCGATCTCGCCGTTGCGCTTGCCGTCGATGAATCGCTCTTTGACCCAGCGCTTGCCGACACCCCAGGGGTTGGTCATTGCCCTGACTTGCTTCGGGGGCATCAAGGGCTGCCGGGGTGTGGGTTGGTAAGCGGTACGCAGGGTCGACAAGAGCTTTTCGTAGATCTCGTCAGTGGCCCATGTCGTGAGCTCATCGAAACCAATGTATGTGAACTGCTGTCCGTGGAATTTGGCTTCGTACTGACTGGCTTTCTCGATGTATTGGAAGATCAGCTGCTCGCCGTCCGGGAACGTCCAGGTGCGCTCAGACTTGTTGTACGTTGCGCCAGGGAAGAGCCGGGGAAAGACTTTCTCAGATTCGTTGATGAGGTCGCGAAGGGCTGAATATTGGCGACGTAGGATTACACCACGCCAGTAGGCACCCCACCCCTTACCAACATGCTGAGCGAAGCCCATCAGGAGGCAGGCCGACTTGCCGTTGCCCCGTGTTCCATGAAACAGAACCTCGTGCACCAAGCTCGCGGGCTGGCCGACGATCAGAAACATCTCCTGGCTCGAAAGGCCACCAGCTTTGTTTTTGGTCGGCTCCCAGATCACCCGGCGCACGGCAGTGTTCAGGGCCTTCCTGGGCAACATCGCAGTCATGCTGATAGCCCCTGTGCTCCCGCTCCGCTGTTTGCGCACAACGCTTGGCTTTTGTTTGCAAAACCACAGGCGACGGAGACGGCTTCCAGCAGCACCAGGTCGTCGAGGTTTCTTGGCTGCTTGTGGCTGGGGTCAGGGTCGTGGGCCCGCTGGCCATCCCAGTACACAGCGTGCAGGCCGTGGCCGTTGCGAGACAGGATTGTCAGAATCGCGGGGCAGCCTCGGACAACTTCGGGGTCACAGGGGTTGCCTGGGCGTCCGAGGTGCTCGTAAAAGGCGGGGAATGTGGCGTAGCTGCTTGGGATACCGAGTTGGGTAAGCGCGTTGGCTGTGTCGGCTGCGGTGGTTCCCTGGATGTCGGACTGCGGAGCGAATAACGTCTGGGCCTGTTCGTAGCTCAAGTGCAGCGCGTTCGCGAAAGAGGCGATACCACAGTCAAAAGGGGTGCGTTGCTTAATCATCGCCGGGCTTCCTTGCTCGCGTTGACGATTTGGCAAGGTCGACGGCTGAAGCCTGTTGTTGGAGCAGTAGGGCTTCCAGATCCTGGCCTGCAGCACCGCCGAGGGTCGGAATATTGGCAATCCCGGTGTTCTGTTCTCCGCTCGTTTCGGTTTTTATCGTGACTTCCTTGCGTTCGAAATCACCGAATGCGTCTGGCATTCGCCTGGCTAGGAGCTTTTCAGCGGCCTTGACGTCGCCCATGCGTATCGCTTTTTGGATCGTGTCGATCGCCGGTAGGCAGGATAATTTCCGCGCAAGCTCAACAGACTCCACAAGCTCCACGCAGAGCCTTTCGACCGGGGTCATTTCATCCTGGTCGATCCCATCAGCTATCAGCGCACGACCAAGGGCTTGCCACTTGTAAAACCCGGCTTCGGACACCCCGGCAATCGCGCAGGCAAGCTCAATGGTCGTGGTTCGCTCAACGCCCTCGACGATCTTCTTAATGAGCTTCGGAGAGAGTTGGTTAGCACGGCGCATCGAGATACCTCAGCCCGTACTTCGCGATCATGAGTGAATCGGAGATGCCGTCACGAATCGTCTTGGTACCGTCCTTCCGAGCACGTCCATAGATGCCAGGTGCCTGGAAGACGTTGTAAGCCACCTCCGCCACCTGCTCCTTGGAAAGCCCTGTGAGGCTCTGGAAGCCACGCCACCCCTGAGGTCGTGCGTAGATCACCCGGGCCGCATGGATCTCTGTAAGTGCCCTGGCGACGCCGTACGAATCGCCAAAGCTGAACATCGAAACCCCGCCTTGGCCTGGACGAGCACCGACCAACTCAATCACGGCAAGCTCGATGTCGTACTGAACAAGGATCTCCTGAATGCCTTTTGGACACACCCTGACCTTGCCATCAACCTTGATAGTTGGCATAGGATAAGTTGCGATGAGATTGAGTTGCTCGTCGATTATCGAGAGCCCCCCGGACTTGCCAGGGTCGACTCCAAGGATCTTGCGCATGGCACTGACTTTATTATTGTTATTGTACAGTCATTGTAACACTTGCTGATTGTTGTTTGTGCGCAAACAGAGCCGAATTGACTGATATCGAATCTTCCAGCACACGCACCGATTTGAATGGGAGCTGAGGGAGGTTCTTGCCAAAATTTTCGACAAGCAATTTTCTCCGATCGCTCTCTAGGAATGCTTTTTCCTCACCCTCGTAGATGTAGTCAAAGCCTTCCTTTTTAGCCCACTCTTCCTGAGTCATGGTGCTGCCGTCTTTGCGGGGCTTGGCCCAGGGGCACTTGATGTTGGGGACAGTGAAGATAAAGACATGGTGGATAGAATTCTGCTTAGCTGCACAGATCAGGTCGCGGGCTGATTCAAGATTAGGGATAACACCTTTACCCTGGTACCAAATGCGATTATTGAGCTTATCAGTCCAGTCCGAGCGATGTTTTTTGGTGACGGTGTATTCTACTTCGATCTGTTCGAATGGCATATCCTGCATTCCACCGAACACCGCCAGGCGGAACTCAGACCAGCTATGGAATGGCCTCGGGTATGCGGGAAGACTCGGTGTCTTGATAACAGCCTCCCCCTCCAAAAACCTGCCCGCGTGCCTTTGTCGGTTGTAGCTATCCCACTCAAACTTCAGTTCAATCTCTTTGATGGCATCAGCGCAGATCTTGAGGAGATTTCGGTCTATTCGCTTGTAGCCTTCTTTTTCAAGCAATAGAGCGTCGTATTGTGGAGCCTTTAAAAGGTCGGCCAGGGCCTGGAGATCATTCAGCATAACGCACTCTCTTATTCTTGTTGTGTGCTGTTATGATTATTATGAAAAATGAGCAAATATAGGTGCAACACCTATTTCGCAAAATTATTAAAGATATTTATATTTACCTGATTGACGCATCCACCAAGGGGGCTTCCCTGCCCCACTTGGATCAGGCCCCCGCATACCCCTCCATCTGCGCCAAGGAGGATGGGTCAATTACATAGTAGTAACCAATTTTCTCGCCGCCGTCCTTGCGCTTTGTTTTCAAACCGTGCATAGCCATTATTTCGGAGACGGCACCTTGCTTGGAGCGATCGGAGATGTTGGGCGAGTTTTTCGGCAATCTGAATCCAGCTAGGATTGCTTGATCCCGGACTTTGTTAATCCTGTCGTACGCCGCAACAGAGTCCTCCGACTTCCACTTTCCAGCCTGCATGCCCTGGAAAACCTCCCGCACCACAATCTCAAAATCATTTTTTCCAGGCAAGCTAAGATTCTTGTAGTTTTCAAGCTTTACACTGCCAACACCTTCCCCCCAAAACCTTGCATCTTCGACATTTAATTCTCTTTTTCTTAGCGCACGACGTGCCATAGTGCTGATAGCAGCGAAATACTCGTCTTCGCTCGCCGAGCCGTTATTAATAATTTTGTTTGCTTCAGACTCTGGGATTTTTTTTGCGCTCAAAAGCTTCTGGACTGAGTCTTTTTTCAGGGCTTTGCGGGCGCTGGAGTTAGCCTTAAACCCTAGGATTCCTTTGTCATCGTCGCGCTCCATCTGCTCGATTTTGAAGCCTTGGCGGTGCATTTCGCGGGGCAAGGTGAAAAGGATGTTGTCGCGGAGCCAGCCGTTGCGCTTGCGGTGGGCATGGAGCTCTACGTCAAAATCCGTTTTGTCCGAGGCGTTAAACTCAACGTCTGCGACCTCTTCCCTGCGGTTTTGAGGGTTGCGGATGCCGACTGTGAACTCCTTGGTTGTCCTGTTTCTGCGGAGCATTTGGACGGCTTCGCGGGGAGTCACAGAGCCTTCGAACAGTCCGAAATGCTGCTCAAAATGTCCGCTGGTGATGGACAGGGCCGACGTTATCGCGGGGCTGTAAATCACTACGGAATGGTCGGTTGTATTGGGATCGGCGATAAATGCAGCCTGGTCGGGCCAGCCTGCGCTCTCGGCGGTGATGACCAGCGCTGGAGCTCCGAGCTTTTCTGCTGCTTTGCCTAGGGCACGGGCATCCTTGGCAATATCACATGCGATTAGCACCTTTTTTCCGGCGCCGATCGATTCCAAGGCTAGAGCGCGTACCTGGTCGAGCTGGCCGAGGTTGATTTTAATGTCATTGTGCGACTGTTTTTTGCTGCAAATACTGACAATGTTCTGGCGATCGTTGAGAAGTGCCAGGCACTCATCATTAATGTCAGCATCTGCCAAGATTGCGGCACCAGACCCAGATTGGACTAGTCGCTTAAAGGTTTTCCAGACTGCTTCGCGTTCCGAAACTGAGCCCTCAAAAATGTGATTTATGACCTGCGCGGCCTCGTCGACTACTACCAGGTCGACATAATTCAAAAACTCTGTGAACTTTTCGCTGTTAATCGAGTTAACCACGACTTTCAGGCCCCTGGCTGTTTCCATTTGCCTGGGTGCGACATCTTCGTAGTTAACGAGGCCATCAATATTCAGATTTTTGACGATTGAACGTCTGTGCGAAATAACCACTACCTTTTTGCCGTCAGCAAGGTACTTTTCGATCACTGGTTGCAGAACACCAGATGTTTTACCCCAGCCTGTTGGCAGCTGCAGCAGTCTTTTGCGCGGTTTGTCTTTTAAAATTTCGGCGCACAGGGCTTCTGGGGACTCGGGCTCGGACATAAAGCGGTATTTAAAATCGTCAGATCGCGAAGCGTAGTCAGCTTCGACCTTGCTGATATTTTTTGCTAGTGCTTCGGCGCAGGCCTGGTCGTCGAAGTCCGATGAGGATTGCAGCAATTCAACTGACTTTGGAATATCTACTTTGCCGTAAGACTCGCGGACTAGCTCCAACGCCGCCCTGTCCAAAGCTTTATCCGTCTTGGCCCTGGCCAAAACCCTAAGAAAAACAGCTGAGCGCCTGATGTCGTACACGTTGTCTGCGAGCTTGCCGTTTTCGCCGTCGTAGACTCCAGACGCCGTTGCATAAGCAGCATAAACCGCGTTCAGTGGGTCAGTGGAAATATCGACTAGGCGCTTAATTTGCGGGTACTCGTGCCTAAAGTACTCAGCTTCCGCCTGCGGCAGGCCCGTAGCGATAGTCATGTAACCATCTATGACGCCTTTGTTATTTATGATAACGGCCTTGGAGGACTGAACGTCGCCTAGGATTTGGAGCTCTATGTTTTGCACGTTAGATTTGTTCATTTTCGTCACTTATTGTTGTTGAGTGCCTGCTGCACATTTACATAGTGCGCAATGAGCAAATAGCCGCGCAACACCTTTTTCAATGTTTTCGCTTGCAGGTTTTTGATTGTTGGTTATACAAGCTGCCGGAGTTTGACCAGCGTTGCGCGCAGTTGCTAAAAGCGTTTTTCTTAGCCAAAGTTCTTGCTTCACACCTGCCTCCAGGTTTGTATATCGCTGAATCCGGTGACTGTCCACCCTCAACGGGTTCATTCCTATTTAAAAAGGAAAGGACGGTTGAGGGTACGGATTTAACCTTTGGCTAAGAAAAACTGAAGGCTCCTAGCATGTATACCCCAAACTACAAAAATGCCAAGCGAAAACCTGTTGTGTAGTCTTTTGCTCATCCGCAACAATATAAATGTGCACGACACAACAACAAAAAAGAGAGCATCGAAATGAGCATTAAATTCGCGACTCAAGCAACCGCTGAAACCCGCTATGTGCAAAACCGTGAAGCCACATCTTTCCACGAATTTTACACCCGTATTCTGGAGCCCCAGCGGATTAGCGACAACAAGGACGGCCAAACCTTTACCCCGTCCTTCTTTAGCTCCCCAGAGCGCAACATGGATAACGTCATTGGCACATCCATGGTTATTTTTGACGTAGACCAAAAGCCAGGCGATGACCAAATTACCTTGGAAGAGGTTGAGGACGCGCTGATCGATATGAACATCGAACATGGCATTTACACGTCCTATAGCAACACTCCCGAATGCCCCAGGTTTCGCATCGTCCTGCCACTTGACCGCGCAGTGCACCCAGACGAATACCTGCCCGTCTCAGCTGCCGCCCTGGAGGCCCTGGACGAGTTTCTTGATGGCCGCCTGCTGAAGGTCATTGACGGCTGCTGGCGCGAAACAAGCCGGTGCTACTACACGTTTACTACCCACCCAGACCGCCGCAATGGCGCCATTTCCTTTTACAACCCAGGTCAGCCGCTCAACGCACTTGAACTCAAAATGGCGCGGAGCAGCTACGGCATTGACGCCACCTACACCAAAACGCAGAAACTCCGCACCCCAGGCACTGCAGTTGGCGCGCAAGGCCGATCGATGGAGCTAAACCGAATCCTCGGCGGCATGTTCCGATCAGCCACCGAAGCCCAGATCGTCGACAAAATCTTGCAGGTTGACCGGGAACAGAATCCCGCCAACGAGTACTTCCGCGACCAGTCCTACGCACGCCACCGCCCGCGCCCTGGCGAGTCTGCCGACGCTGCAGCATTCCGCGCTTGCAAGGCTTGGGTTAAGTCCCACCTGAACTGGCTCCGCCGTAAAGCCAAAGGCATCGACACCACGATCATCAACCGCCAGGCGCAATCCAAAGCCCCAATGCCCACTCACGAAGCGCTCATCAAGCTCAAAGACTTCAAGCCAGGCAAAACAAAATCAGGCGGCGACACAGCCCTAGCGGAATTCGAAATCGTCAGTGGAGAGCACGCCGGCAGGCACGTGTGGCACAGGTTTTACGGCCAGGGCAACCACCCCACCGCCATCAAAATTAGCAACGAAATGCTGGAAAAGCTGAAAACCGCAGCAAACCTCCCCTCGGCCAGCTTTAGCGATGCTTTGAAAGCAAGGGATGTAGTCGTTCATGCGCGCATAAAGCTGAAGCCTGGCACCAATGGCTTCCCACCCCAGAACGAAATCGGGACGTTCTTCACTCAGCCGTGATACGTGCTATGTTCGGCCAGCCTGCAGTGCCATCATGGACTGGCCCGAATTCACGAGAGTTTAGAATGGACATTCGCTTCTTTTTTGAACAACGCCTGGGATTCATCAGGCAACTGTACCTCAACGGCTCCGCTTCATTCGACGAGCGCAAGCGGAAGATCGAAAATGAGGAAGCCCCTTTTATACCTCCATACAGCGAGGATGGGGAGCCACCGTTTCAGGTCGAGTGGGAGGAGGCCGATGCATCAATTCAAGTCTTGGGCAGCTCGTGCCTTTCGATGATCTCTGCATCCCTCCATATTTACCTAGTTGAATGGCAAGACCGCCTGGGGCCTGCACCTGACTGCACGAAGGCAGCATTCAAAAGCGGATGGCCTGCTGGTTACAAAGCGTATTACGAGTCCCATGGGTCGGATAAATTCGAAACAGGCCCGTTTGATTATTCACTTGTTTCCGAAATCGTCCTGGCTAGGAACAGCATTCAGCACGACGACTCCCTGATATTTGACACATTCCGTTACCGTGATAGTGACTTATCTAAACTGCCAAATCCATTTTTCGTCAGCGATCGAGATAAAGAACTGGCAAAACAGATGGATGATGGTGAGAGAAGCTGGCTTTGCCGACCGCACATCCACATCACAACGGAAAAGTTTCTACACACAATCTCTGAAATTTCAGCGCTCGTGGAATGGCTGGAAAAGCAAGGTAAGGAAATTCAGTATCGGCAATTCCTTGAGCGTAAGAAACGGCGCGAAAGCAGTCAAAACTAAATCAGCATACTCAAAAAGCCCCGCCACCCAGCAGGGGCTTTTTGCGCGCAACCACCCAGGTTTTGAACGCAAACCCCACCCCGCCACCCCAGCAAATCCGCCAACCAGAGCTACGCATACTACCGTTCGTCGGATTGCTATTGACGGAATCTCGGGGCAGTGACGGACAACATTCGGCCTGAGCCAATGTCTATGGGAGTTTCTACGTTTTGGCCAGGGGTTGCGGGTGTTAGGTACACTACGTATACTTTTATTTAACCATTTACTATCCAGCTGACGGACGGTAGCTTCGTTATTGTCATTCACGACACAACAGATGAACGAGCTATGACAATGCAGACTACCCAAGCACTTCCTGACGACCTGATTTCCGTACACGCCGCAGCAGAAATTGTTGGTGTCTCAGTTGCTACATTGGCAACCTGGCGCTCAACTGGCCGTTATGAGCTGGATTATTTTAAAGATTTTCGAAACGTTTATTACTCCCGCAGTGAGTGTATTGCTTTCAGAAAAGCTCACACACGACGATTTTCAATTAAAAAAGCTAGTTAAGTAGAGGAATTTATGGCACGACCGAAGATGAGCGACCACGAAAAGGTCAAACAACGTGCCATGCGGCTTAAATTAAAACTGGACGAATGCGCCCAACTTTTGGCAGATGAGTTGATTAGCGATGATCCTCACACCCAGATTTTGCGCGCAAATGCACTTGTCGAGCGACTTGCCTTGGCTCGATCCATAGTCGGAGACAGCGATGACAAAGCCGAGCTTAAAAAGAAACTTGCATTACTGCCAAGCGCCGACGAACTGCAAGCGTATGCTCCGCTGGTGGAAGTTAGCCTTAGGATAGGAAAGATAGGAAAAAGCCGCGAAGAGGAATACCTGGAATTAGCGGCTGAGTTCGACAATCTGATCGCAGAATTAAACGAAATTGAAAAATCCGAAGAGCTCCCGCTATCTACGGCCATCTCCATCAACCAAGCAGCTTACTCTCAAGCCTCGTTCGGCTCGGGCAGACCGGCACGTGGCGCGCTGGAGAACCTAGACCGCGATCTCTCCGAAGCTGTATTTACAGGCCGTCATGCACTTGCACGCGCCATTGTGAATGCAGAGCGCCCGGCAAAAACAATGGGTAGACCTTCCAGGTCAGTCGACGCAGTCGCAAAAGAAAATACCGAGCGCGCCGCCGAGATCGAAAATTTAATCGATAAATCAGAACAGAGTTTGGCTGGTGTTGAGATTTTTGACAGGGCGACAAAGATATATCGCGACACTGCCTCGAACTTAAAGCGCCTGGTCAAGGAATCCGGTGGTGTCACCCAGTCGGAGGCAAAAAGCCAACTGGTGAGCGTTGAGCATTTGTTAAAGGACTTGAAAAAGGAAAGGGCAAGGTATGTGGAAGCAGGAGAGCCAGATCTACCGGTTTCGCACCTAAACAGCCCCCGATTCCACTTGCTAAACGCAAAATCGATGCTCTCTGCTACCAGAGAAATCTACAATGATGTCGCCCTTGAGAAAGACCTGAAGAAACTCCGGGCCGCAAAATAGCGGGCATCCGCACCGGCACACCCACCATCCGTATTTTCTTGGTCAATCCCCCCTCTCCGCCACCAGCCCTTGTACTTGCCGGCAAGGGTTTAGGCAGGCTCATCTGCCAACAAAAACTGCGGCGGCGAGATTAGATTGCACAGTAACCAAATCACGACAATCATCCCAACCTGCCCGCCGAACGCCGCCAAGGCTAAAAATGGGTATACAAAACCATGCGGGATGAAGATGAATGAAGCCAACGCTGGGGGGGCGACGAAAATCATCGAAAAAATTCCGTCTCCCAGGAAATCGGGGGCGATTCCATGGGCGATGGCAATGTATTCCTGAATGGTGTCTGCCCGCCAGCCAAGAGCTCCACAAACTAGCGTGGCGGGAAGTAGCCAATACTTAAAGTAGTACCATGCAAATCTCACCATAACCTTCCCTCCGGCGCTCCAACCCAATATTTGATGATTTGGCCCAGGAGACAGACTGCAATGAGCGTAATCATCCATTTTTTAAAACTCACACGCCTAAACAGCAGACTCACCAAACCTTCCAT